CTTTCCAAAGCAAATATTTTTCAATTGCATCTCTAAGTAACATAAATTTATTTGTTATTGATTTAAGAGCCTCCTTTATTGAGAATTCTTGGATTGTTTTCCGAGAACAACACTTTAAACTCCCACATGTAGAACGAAAGAAGGCTTGATCTTTCATCAATGCCTGCTGTGGGCTATCCCTGACATGGGACAGAGGCCAATGTTAATAATGATTTTTTGTGCCATCCTACTTCCCTGCTTTGGCACAAGCACGAGATATGTAGGTTTTCTTAGTATACTCCCACATTATAAAAATGCAAATACTATCATTTAAAGGACATTGTGGATAAACTCCCACAAAACAGAAAGAAATTAATATCAATCTACACTTATGCATTTTAGTATGCTAATACATACACAGCATGGCAAAAAATGAATTCGAAATTGATCCTTTTGAAATGTTGCGTAAAAATGCACATATTTGGGAAGGAGAAAAAGCAACACTTTGGTATCACGAAAAACTTGATGGTTCTTTTACTTTGATTGTTTTATATAATTTTGAAAATAAAAAACGTCATCTATTTTTAGAAGTAAATAATTCAAAAAGAAAAATAGAATTTAAAAACGAAGATATCTCTGATGAATTATACACTCATGTACTTATGGAAATTGAGGCATTCAAAGGTATCGCAAATTTAAGCTGATCAATCCCCTATTATCTCCACTCAAAGTTTCGGCCAAAATGACCCCATGTGCATGTGTCTTTGAATTTTACTTTGTTTAGTTTTAAATATTCACGTAAACCTCGAGGGGTAAGATCATAACCTTCTATTTGTATTTCTTTGCCATCAATTATTGCCACCGCCATAACAGGATCAGCTTTTCCAATTGCATAAGCGAGTTTTGTTTGCACATTTTTAGCATCATATTTTTCTAATAAATCAACTGCAATTCTGCGAGCTATATATGCACCTGACCTATCAACTTTTGTATAATCCTTACCAGAGAAAGATCCGCCACCAATTGTAACTTCGGGACCGTAATTATCTACAATCAGTTTTCTGCCAGAGAGACCAGTATCAGCATCAAAGCCTCCAAGTGTCCATTCGCCCGCAGGGTTTATAAAATATTCATCTGATTCAATTTCTTTTTTGACAAAAGAAAAAAGTTCATCATTTTTTGTATTTTGAAAACTTGCAACTACAGCCACAACCTTTCCATTATCGATAGTTACTTGTGTTTTACCATCAAATGGATACTGCTCGTATATTTTCATGCACAAGTTACGAGCCAGTTCATATTCCATTGGAAGCCTACTTTTTGTCTCTGACGTTGCATAACCTTTCATAATTCCTTGATCACCAGCACCTCCAGTATCTACTCCTCTGGCAATCTCAGGACTTTGGGTGGCAATGTGGGTTATAACCTCGAAATTTTGCCCTACAATGGCTTTTACGAGGCTTTCTGTGTCCAATTTGGCACTACTCGTCACCTCGCCGTTTATTGTTATTAAATTGTGTCCACCCATAACCTCAATTGCTACACGACTCTCGGGATCATTTTCCAAGTAAGCATCAAGGATGCTGTCTGCGATAAAATCGCAAATTTTGTCCGGATGTTTCGGACTCACAAATTCTGCTGTCTTTTTCATATTATAAATAAAAATTCCTCATAAAAGAGGAAAAGATATAGAGGACTAATTCTTATCTTTCCCATCATTGGGTTGGAGTTAGCACCTTCTTATTTCTAAGGGTTGCCGGTGGGTCATTGAGCCAGTACTCTCGCCACACTCTTGATAACAACTATTAAGTTGTAAATTTATTATAGCACAATCACAAAAGATCAACCAGTTCGGTTGCATCATCTTCGTCGAGACCTTCCTCATCCATAAGTTCTTTTACTCTTTCAGCATGTTCAATATCCAAGCCCTGATTTTGAGCAATTTCTGCAATCTCTATTATTTCTTCAGGATCCTTATCTTCTAGCATATAAATTAATCTTCACTATAAACTAATGAAGAAATGGGTTTTTCTGATTCTTTTCTACAAAGTAAAGCGGTATCTCTTTTATTACATTCCGGACAAAATGGCTGAAATCTTTCATGCCAATCATTATCATTTGAAAACACAGAAAACTCTAGTTGACATGCTCTACATTTAAAAAAATATGCAAATGAAAGCATTCCTGATGATGTAGTTTTTGATTTAATTATTTTTATCATATTGATTTTTCATTCCAGAAACCACATTAATAAAAACACCTCTAACAGAACTATCAATTCTTAATTTAGTATTTTGTGAGTGATACCAAAAGCAATTATATTTTTCATCAATTTCAAGTTGAATGTCTTTCCTAACATAGACATAATTTCCCATACCACCAGAATAGTTAATAAAAAGATTTGCATTTTGATTAATATAGTCTGATGTCTTATCGTAAGATTCTTTGTCTATGGACTCATTAGTCTCATAAGTAGTTAGATCATCATTATCACCTAGTACATACATTATAATTCCACCCTCGTTACCCATAGCTCCTATGGGAGAAATTTCACAATAAATCACTTGCTCAAAATTAATTGAATTTAAATTCTCAGCTGTAATGATTACGCTTTCTGGAAATACTATCGGTTTTTCTAATGTTCCTCTATATACTGTTATCATAAAATTATTTTAACATTTTTCGTGATTCAAAGTAAGCACAATAATCACAAGCACGGCCAGATTCTGGAATATCTCCATCGAGACAATTTTTAATTTCTTGAAGAATTCCACCAACCCATGAATCATCACCAGTGTATGGTAAAAGATCAATATCAAATTCAAGTTTTCCATCAAACGCTTCACGATCAGCTTTTCCGTTGCAATAAACAAAGTAACCAGTACTTGACACTTTAAAACCTAGCTTGCGTAATAACCACTGGTACATTTCCATTTGACGTTTGTATCCGATCTGCCAGTCTGCATCCAAACTTACCTTTGACGGTTTACTAGTTGCCTTGTAATCAACAACAGTAATCTCCCCTTCCCTATTGACCCACAAGTCGTCTACGGCGCCCGTCATGATGAAATTAGTCGGCTCGTGGTGATATTGTATTCCTTTGAAATTCTCTCTCCATTCACCCATTTTTTCGTGTGCAAACGGGACCATGTCCAGACCATAGGCTTTCATAAGTGGGTGTGTGGTTTTCCCCTCTCTATGTATGTCGAATTCTTTTTTTAAGAGGGCATCTACGGCTGAGTTTAAGGCAAATGGAAAGCCCGGAGGTTGTGCTACCCCAAGCCTACGATCCATATAAAAACATTTCGGGCAATTCATGTAGTTCTCAATTTTTGATCGAGATAATTTAAAAGGCTCCGTACTTTCCGGATCGTAGATATTGCGTGTTCTGTTGGCATTGTAATATTCTGACATAAAATTATTCAGTGTGATTTAACCATAGGTCTTTTGGTAAAAATTTATTTATTTCATCATCAGAAAAAGTATATTCCTCATTTTTTTTCAAAGCCACGGAGGCTTTATCATATGCTTTACTACTAGTTGGTAAAGCATTTTTATAAATAAGATCTAAATCACACAGCAACTGATCGCGCCTGTTTACGATGTGTTCTTCAGAAATTTTTTCATTCATAATATCGGCAATAAGACAGGTGTATTTTTCACGAACTTGCCATAGTTGATGTGCTGTCTGTTTGTATTTAAATGCTTTTTCTTCAGGGTTAAAACTCATTTGGAAAATAGCCAAGGCTAAAGCGAGAAATGTAAAAATAGAACCTAGGATCAGGAGACATTGACTGTTTGATATCATAGAACTAAACAAGCCAGTTGAACCAAAACTAAGTATCACTAGATTCGCAATTTTCAATCGGCGTGTATAGCTTTCTTGCATCTCGAACTCTTTCTCATAAGTTTTATGAGAGTAGACCACTCGCCCGAAAGATTCACGGATAATTTGTAAATTTATTTTATTCATAAATTAATTTTAATAATTGTTTCCTATTGGAACTAATATACGACCCAACCCTACGCACTTGTTGTCTTTTATAATGTAGCATTCAACATAATGTTCTCCATAGTAAAGCGTACTTTCTTCTCGAGTCTCATGCCCTAAGTCGTCATGTATCTCTCCTCGTAGGGCGTTTGCTCTTTGGGCTTCATCTCCAAAGTTTCTAATTTTCCATTTCATATCATAAGGTTGTGGTACGTTGTGTGTGGCTCTAAATAACAGTTTTTTCTTTTTTTGGATCGGAAGTTTTCGTCTTAGGAAATTAATTAGTGTACTATCTCGAAATCCGTCCTGTTTTGTAATATCGGCATCAAGAGAAACACTGTATGATGGATCTATCTTAAACGGTACCCCATGTTTCTGCTCAAGATATTCCTCTGTTGTTGAAGGATACTGCTCATGTAGTTTGGTTAATTTACTGTACTCATCTTCCACTGTATTTTCACTGGTAACTACCTTCACTGTTGTCTTTGGGAAATCGTCGCCAAATATTTTTTTCCATTCGCCTGCAGCTTCCTCAAATTTACTGTTTGTTTCAAAATCCAGCGCTTTTTGAGCTCGATTTAGAGCGGTACTAATATGACTACACAAACCTTGATCTGAAGTAATAATCAAGAAATGTTGAAAGAAATTTACAAAAAGTTGTGCTAATCCAATATATTGAGTATTGCTTTGCAGGAAAGATAGTACTGCTCTTTCAATTTGATACGTACGCAGTTTAGCCGTATTATTGTCTGACCATTTTTTAAGAGATCTTATGAGAAATCTTGTAGTGCCTGTGTTGGTTTCAGATTCTTCGATTTCTTCAATTTCAGCTCGATAATCTTGATAGTGCCATCTTCCACCATTTTCAGAATCAGGAATAACAAAACTCCCATCTTCTCGTTCCCATGCAGGAACTACTTCTACATCGTGTTTTGTATCTGCAAATTCTAATTTTACGATTTTTCCAAATGCACTTATCGGAGTATTTGGGTATCTTTCCTCTAAGATTTTTTTTACGTCTTGCAAAACTTGTGACTGTTTATTTGAAGTATTATCATCATACTGAGCAAACTTTTCCGGTGGCATGATAAAAATAACATCAATATCGCGTGCGGGACGAATCATAGTACGTTTACCATAAGAGCCGATTAGGAGTTTTGTGCTACCGGAATATGTCGTGCTTGGGTAGTAATAGTCGTGCAATTTTGAACAGACGCCAGTATATTTTGTCTTAGCATCCTCCTTTTGGGCGGATGTTAGTTTTATATTTTCATAAAATTTTTCAAACTCTTTTTCCATATATTTTATTTTTGCTCTGGGAAGTTGCCGCCAGAGATATCGAAGAATCTCTCGAAGAAATTCGTAAGTTTATCAATTACACTTTCACGTTTCTTAGTGCGCTCTCCTGTTGGCGAGAAACGAGACACTGGTGGCAAAACCTTTGAGATTGCAGTGCCAGCCGCCGGTACCCTGCCATCACGGAATGAGCTCTTTACAAATTGATACGTTGCATCACGATCCAGTTTTTCAGTAGCAATAATTTCTTCAAGTTCTTCGATCTTCTTCTGATCAACGAATTTACGCCAATCTTCATCAACTACAGAGTGCATATCGAGTGATGTAATAAACTGATTGATGAGATCCTTTTTATTACGCAACTCGACGCTTGAATCAATCGCCTTATTGATATCGAGCAGAATTTCTCGGTTTTGAGTGTGATCCTCGTGGTATTGCTTGATTAGTGCTAGGACATAGTCGATATTTATTTCAATCTGCTTGATCAATTCCATTTCAAACACTACGTCATCGTTAACATTCTCTTTCTCTTCCTCTACGCTCTTGCGGAATTCATTGTAGAGGTCGATATACATACTGTGGTAATCCTGTACATCACGCTCAGTCAAAATTCCATTGCCAGCAAATTCATCGAACGTAGTGAGAATGTTGCGGACACGCAGAACCGCACCATAAAGTTTGATGAATTCTTTTTGATTTGTTTCGCCTATGATGCGCTCACCAATAGGAAACTTTTCTAAAAGCTCTTTTACTAAACTCGCATAGCCGCGCACTTCCTTCTTATCGTCCTTGTAGCCGTTATAGTATTCATCGTAAGACTTCAACAGCACAATGCCTCCGGCTTCCTTATCTCCAAAGAGTGCAATGGATTCGTTCGTGGCCTTTTCCAAGTTGCGGAAACAGATGATGTTTCCGAAAGTCTTTACGCTGTTCAGGATACGATTCGTGCGCGAGAACGCTTGCAACAATCCGTGTAAGCGGAGATTTTTGTCTACCCACAGTGTATTGAGTGTAGTTGCATCAAAGCCGGTCAGAAACATATTGACCACGATAAGTAAGTCGATTTCTCGATCTTTTACTCTCTGACTGACGTCCTTATAATAGTTTTGGAATTTGTCTGAAGACGTATCGTATGAGGTTCCAAACATTCCGTTGTAATCAACGATAGCTTTTTCAAGAAAATCTCGCGAGCTTACATCGAGACCGCTTGTATCTTCTAAATTCTCATCAATCATTCCGTCAGCGTCCTCATCATTTACCCCGAAACTGAAAATTGTTGCGACTTTTAATCTCTTATCGCTCGGAGCATCCGCAAGTTGCTTTTTAAATTCTGCATAGTATTTTTTAGCGGCATCAATAGACGAAACTGCAAAAATTGAATTGAATCCCGACAGTCGTCGGTCTTTCACCTTGTAGTAACTATTACGTTTGGTCTTTTGATCAAAATGCTCCCGAATATAAGCCACGATTTTTGTCATGCGCTCCGGTGCCATTAAGATCGCCTCACGATCAATGTCGCTCACCTTTTTGTCTTCGATGTCCTCTGATTCACGGACAGTAGAAACATAATCAACTTTAAACGGCAACACGTTTTTGTCAGCGATCGCATCAACTATGGTATAGGTGTGTAGCTTATCGCCAAAGGCTTGCTCTGTAGTTCGTAGATCCGGTCGGCCACCTGATGATGAATTCATTGCAAAAATCGGCGTGCCAGTAAAACCGAAGATATTGTAATTCTTGAAAGTTTTCGTTATGGCGGCATGCATATCGCCAAATTGTGAGCGGTGGCATTCGTCAAAAATAATCACAACATGACCGTCAAAGATTTCATGACCGTCGTTGCGACCAATAAAGCGGTCTAGTTTTTGAATGGTCGTGATAATGATACGAGCATTCGAGCTTTCAAGCTGTTTTTTGAGAAGCGATGTGCTGGTATTGCTGTTGGCCGATCCTTTTTCAAACTTGTCATACTCGCGCATCGTTTGATAGTCCAAGTCCTTGCGATCAACGACAAACAACACTTTATTGACGTATGGTAGTTTAGTTGCGAGCTGTGCAGTCTTGAAACTTGTCAGAGTTTTTCCTGATCCTGTTGTATGCCAAATATAACCACCGGCTTCCGGTGTACCGAGCTTTTTGTAGTTAGTGCTTATCTCGATGCGGCTCAAGATTCTTTCGGTCGCTACTATCTGATATGGTCGCATTACAAGTAAAAGGCGATCTGTAGTAAAGACGCAATACTTCGTCAAGATATTCAAAACTGTATGCTTTGCAAAAAATGTTTTTCCGAAGTCCATAAGATCGGCAATCGGGCGATTTGTCGCATCTGCCCACCAACTTGTGAATTCAAAACTGTTACTTGATCGCTTGCCTTTCTTTACAGCACCCTCATTTGCTTCTTTGATGTGCTGTGATCTTGTTGTATTGCTGTAGTATTTTGTATGTGTTCCGTTTGAAATTACGAACAACTGGACGTATTCAAAGAGACCCGACGCAGCCCAGAAACTTTCTCGTTGATAACGATTAATTTGGTTGAAGGCCTCTTGGATAGCGACACCACGACGCTTGAGCTCGATATGAATGAGCGGCAATCCGTTTACGAGCACTGTTACATCGTATCGGTTGGCACGCTGTCCGTCTTCGGTGGCGTACTGATTGGTAACCTGTAAACTATTATTATGAATGTTCTTTTTATCTAAAAGAACTATGTTCCTTTTAAACTTTCCATCATCGCCATACAAGTTTTTTATTTCATCTTCTTGAATTGTCGCAGTTTTTTCTTCGATACTTTGGTTGGGATTTGCGATCTCACCTGTAAAGAAGCGATCCCATTCCGTATCACTGAAGGTATAGTCGTTTAGTTTTTCTATCTGTTTTTTCAGATTAAGAACCAGATCATTTTCTGACGTGATCGCAAGATACTCATATGCCTGAGTTTCCAGCTGCTTAATAAAAGCATTCTCAAGTTCTGCCTCGCTTTGATAGTTAGCGACTCTTTTGCTATCAGTAATATACTCAGCGACAACTGTGCTTTGTGTGCTTTCCGCAACTAAATTGTATTTGTTATTAGTTGACATATTCGTTAAAGGTTAAAAGTTTGCCCCGATAGTATTCATATTGCGATCTACGTGCCTTAAGTTCGGCAGGTAAACCGATGGAAATGTCGTTTACAAGTGCATCAAATTTATTTAAAATTGTAGCGATACGTTTTTGTTCAGAAATTTCTGGTACAGGAATTTTAATTTCTAAGATGTCATCTTTTCGCAGATTTGTTTGGTCGGTGCCATTATCGTATCTGAGTAATTGTCTATTTCTATTCAAAATGTAAAAAAGATATTTTGCGTCTAATTCTTGCTTGTTTTTTATTGTTAAAGCACAAATTCGCTGGTTTAATGTGTACTTATCATTTTCATCAACATAAAAACATTTTGCTAAAGCCTTGCCGTTTGGTAAATCACTCATCACCATTAAAATATCATCTTTGAAAATGGGAGAAATTTGTTTTTCTGAATACTTTCTAACTTCACCTCCCGTTGAAACAAACTTTGAATTAACAACAATATATTTGCCGTTTTCAACAATATGTTTTTCGTGTCCTTTTCCATTCATAAAGTTAATAATTTGACTAAGCAGAACCTGCCGGACCCCCCCCTCTGGGAAAGTTAGAAGCCGTGAACGGTAATGTTCGTACTGCTTCTTCCTCGCTTCTAGCTCCGCTTCTAGCTCCGCTTCTAGCTCCGCAAAACTATTAAGAGTTTTGACGACTTCCTCTTGTATTGCAATTGGAGGTACAGGTATTTTCATCTCAAGTACCTTTTTCATACTTGGGTGTTTTATACCAGCCCCACGATAAAAACTCTCAATAAGATCATTTTTTGAAAGCATCCAGTAGTATAAGAATTTATTTGATAAAATATTTGTATCGAGGGATGTTGCAATGCGGTTGTCAGCGGTAACAAATTTACCCTTGTAATATTTGACGTTTGCTTGACCACCCCAAGGTATCGCAACTATTTCACCATCACATAAATACTTTCCGGCAAACTCCTCATCAGTCCAACCAATATAATTACCCGTCGAAAGTATCCGAACCGTGCCGTTTGGACGTACAAGTTCTTTAAATCGATTAGCAGGAAAATAAGGGTAAGTAAGAACTTTTTTCTGCTTTTCGCGATCAATTCCATTGAACTTTTTATCCCAAGCTGTTAATTCCCACAACTCTTTGTACGCAATACCATTTGGGCACAGTTCAGATATTAGTTTTTCAATTTTATTAATGTGTTTAGTCATACTAATTTCCTTCGATATCACTGATAATCTGATCAATTGCAACACGAAGCTCATTTTGTTTTGTCACAATTTTCGCAATTCTTGAATTGAGTTCAGTAATATCCACTACATCACGGTTATCTTGTTGAACAACATAATTTGAAACTTGTAGATTGTAGTCATTTTCGGCAATTACTTTGTTGTCAGCTAGTTTTGCAAAGTGATCAACATCCTTACGTGCAATATATGAGCTTAAAATATTAGCGCGATTTGTTTCAGTAAGTTTATTTTTAGTGCCTCCACGGACAAATTCAGCCGAGGCGTCTATAAATAAAGTCTTATTGTCTTTCTTGCTCTTTTTTAAAACTATAATGCAGGTTGCAATGGTTGGACCAAAAAATAAATCTGGAGGCAGTTGTATTACAGCGTCAATGTAATTGTTTTCTATAAGATATTTACGAATCTTTTGCTCAGCTCCTCCACGAAAGAGTACGCCCGGATACTCAACAATCGCCGCTGTACCACTTGTTGAAAGCCATGAAAGCATGTGCATAGTAAATGCTAGATCAGCTTTGCTCTTTGGCGCTAGTACTCCAGCAGGTGAAAAACGAGGGTCATTTATGAGGAGTGGATTAGAATCACCTTCCCAGTTAATTGAATATGGAGGATTGGAAACAATCGCATCGAAAGGTTCATCATCCCAATGTTTAGGGTCTGTAAGTGTGTCTCCGTGTGCTATATCAAAATGGTTGTAATTGATATCATGCAAAAACATGTTTATACGACAAAGGTTATATGTTGTGATATTGATTTCCTGACCATAGAAACCTTGTCGGACATTTTCTTTACCAAGTACTTTGGCAAATTTTAAAAGAAGCGAGCCCGAGCCACAGCATGGGTCGTATACTTTATTAACTTCCTTTTTCCCAACCGTAGTAATTTCAGCAAGGAGCTCACTCACCTCTTGAGGTGTAAAGAACTCACCTCCAGATTTTCCAGCATTTGAGGCATACATAGTCATTAAAAACTCGTATGCATCACCGAATGCATCGATAGTGTTGTCTCCATAATCACCAAGGCGAAGATCACCTATAGCTTCAAGAAGTTTTACAAGTTGTTGATTTCTTTTTTCAACAGTTGCACCAAGTTTATTTGAGTTAACATCAAGGTCATCAAAAAGTCCCTTTAGGTCATCTTCACTATCAGATCCTTTAGCGGAATTTTCTATATTGGTAAAAACATTTGCGAGTGTCTCATTAAGATTCGCATCATTATGAGCATTTTTGCGAACATTCACAAAAAGCCCACTAGGCAGGATATAAAAACCTTTTTCCTTGATTGTATCTGCTCGGCCAAACTCTGCTTCCTTGTCTGATAAATTTACGTAATCAAAATCTTTTTTTCCAGAACGTCGCTCGTCAGCATTAATGTAATTTGTTAAATTTTCACTAATAAAACGATAAAACAGGATTCCCAACACGTACTGTTTGAAATCCCAACCGTCAACACTTCCGCGCATATCATTCGCAATTTGCCAAATAGCACGATGAAGTTCGGTGCGCTCTTGTTCTTTTGTTCTGTTTATATTTGAATCTTTAGACATAAATTTATATTTTTACATACCTCGTTCCCGGACCCCGACCAGTCCTTTTTACTTTCTCTAGTGATAAAAGCCTCATAAGTGCCTGACGAACGGTTGCAATATTAATTCCTGTAGCATTTGCAATTTCTGTTGGACTTGCATCACCGATACCTGAGATATATTTCCATACCTCATATTGTTTTGGTGAAAGTTGATCTTCAACATGTTCTTCTTCAAGATAACTGAGAGCCTTTGTCGCCTGTTCTTTTAATACTGAGAAGAAGAAATTGAGCCACGGCGCGATTGTAACATGATCGGTTTTGAATGTTTCCTGTGATTTGCGAAGTGCTAGATAGTACTCATCCTTTCGACGTTCTACAATTTGCTCATGAGAGACATACTGTATAAATTGATAACCTGATCTTAAGAGTAGAAGATTTGTAAGTACACGCGAAAGACGCCCATTTCCATCTTCAAACGGGTGAATTTTTAGGAATTCAACAATAAAATTTCCAATCACAAGGAGTGGATGGAATCTATTTTCTTCTATGGCTGTTTGTGTCCATTCAACAAGTTCTGTCATTTCAGCCGGTGTTTGCCAAGCAGCAGTTGGATTAAACATAATTTTTGCTATTTGACCATCGGGACCAAGTACACCTACTGTATTTTCCCCTTTTTTGTATTTACCTCTGTGAAGTTTATCTTTATCTGAATACTTCATGAGCTCGTTATGGAGTGATTGAATCATTCCTTCACGAAGTGGTAATGTCTGAAAGCTATCAAAAACATTTTGTAATGTTTCTAGATAACCCTGTACTTCTTGAGAATCGCGATCGGCAAACTTTGAAACTGCAAGTCCTTGCATAACTTTCTCAACTTCTTCATCGGTAAGTTTACCTCCTTCTATACGAGTTGATGCCGCCGCAGAGGTAACAAGCACAGAGCGCTTGAGGCTTGTGATTGCTTGTGGGGTCATTCGCAGACCAGATTTAAATTCGCCACGGATGCCATCTATCTCAGCAATAAGCTGAAGAATATGTGGTGCTGGCGCTTGTAATCTGTAATCAAATTTTGCTTTATTTTCTTCCATAATTTATCTACTATTAGTAGTATAGTAGATAATATCACTTAGTAGTAGATAAAGCAACAAGGGGGCTACTTCCCTGCGTACGGTTGGCTATTTTCCCCTTTGTTTGCAAAGTAAAATGTAAATGCCATGGAAACGAGAGTTAGGAAGTCTTTTGCATCAATTTTGCCGATAAGCATGCCCACAATGGTGGCCAATGCCATCAAAACGAACACTAATTTTGATGCTGAAGTTAGAATATTTTTCATAAATTATTTATTAAATAATTCGTTTAATTTCGACCTTGTAATTTTTCCGACCACCCCATCAGGATTGAGACCGTACTTCGTTTGGAAATTTTGTACGGCTTTTTTTGTAAGAGATCCAAAGTATCCAGTGCTTTCTGTGTTAACAGGAAACAGTCCGAGATATTTTAGACAATTTTGTAACGCCACGATGTCTAGATTTCCGTATATAACTGTCGCAGAAAATTTTAGATCATACACAAAATTATAGATAGGTTTGTTTAGATCTGTACTTTCTGAGAATTGAAAATTCATCGGATATTTTGCAAACCAGTTACGAACCTTGAAGAAGTCTTCATCGATGATTCGTTGTCCCGCACCTGTGCCAGCTTTGGGACCCCATGAGTCATCAATTATGATTGCTTTTCTGCCGTTATATAAAGTGAAGTCAACCCCAGTTACTGAATGTCTTGATGTCGTAGGTGCGGCAAGTTCAAGATCCGCGTACCTTACATCTGGATTTTTGTCCCATTCATCGTATTTGAAATAAAACCAGAGCATAATACCCTTGCCTGTTTGTTGAAGGACAGATGCCACAGTTTCAATATCTTTGATAGGGAGAGTGATCCAGTTCTTTGAGATCTTGAATATCTCCCCTACTTTTTGTTTATATTCAGGTATAACTACCGCATCCATTTCGGCATCGCTCATTTTTTGACTTGGAACAAGATCTTCAAGGGTAACTCCTTCGCTTGCGATCTTGAATACATCGTCACCATTCATTCCGCCCCCCGGTTTATTTATGCGACGCTGATAAATATGTGTAGCAGAAAAATGCACGTAGATGCCGTTTGCGAGCCAGTACATAACACCAAGTAACTTCGCCATTGTTTGTGCTACACAGGATCCGCTTCCATCTTGATCAAAGATTGGAAACTTTCGCCAATCACTTTGCTTTTTTCCCTGCCAGTTAACTGGAGAAGCTGAAGAGACAATTTCTTCAAATTTATAATCCTTCAATTTTTCTTCTTCAGTTCTCGTATCGAGACATGCACCTTGATATATTTTTTCCATAAAATTATCTAACTAATAAATTAATAAGCCCGGTGATCAGACCAGCTATCGACGCGGTTGAGACAATCCAGAAAAATTTCATGATCCATTCTTGGTTCGTCTTTACAACGGCCAAGTCTTCCTGAATATGACTCAAGTGATTTTCCTTTATCTCTTTGATATCGTTTTCTATTTTTTCTACTCGTTTTTCCATATAAATTAGGTTTTAATAATGAAGTTAGCCACAACAAAGGGAGGAAGATTGTTGTGAGGAGTATTTCCTCCTATATACTGATCGACCGTATCAGCAGTTCCTGAACCATAAGTATCAGAACCTGAAGCAAATATACGATGAGGATGTGATGGCATTTCAAGTATTGATAAGCGATGTTTTTCTTCACCACCAATTTCACCAAGAGCTCTATTTGTAAGTAAAATATTACCACCATCAAAAGTGAAATTCCCTGAACCCTGATTTGACCAATCAAAACAAATTCCTTGCATAGAATTTGAAAAAGTCGATGAAAGTTTAAAAGTTGTATCACTTTGTACAGAAACATAAGCAGCATTAAGACGAACTACATCAAACGAAATCCATCCGTTACCAGAAACATTTATTGGAGAACCACCGGGGGTACTTGAAAGACTAAAACGTTTAAGTTCGTTATTTACAGCAACAACATAATAGAAATTATTTTGATATACACCAGATATTGAAATACTGTTTGTCGAGAAAAGAGTATCACCGACTCTTAATAGTTCACTTGCATTTGCCATACTAAGTTCATTACCAGAAGCAACACCACATGTCCCTGAATCAATTCCTATAGTTGGAGGTTCATATATTTGGAATACTGCACTACCAGAATTTCCATTTCCAAAAAGTGAACCACCGGGAGTCTGAGAGACTTGAATGTAAAGACCTGAATTATTTATAACATAATAATCAGTACCAACTACAAAGTTGGTTGATGATTGTGATGTACATCTTATTCGTGTACCAACAGGAGTACGAAGTGAGTATTGTCCAGTAACTTCAATATATCCTGATCCATCAACAGATCTGCTTCCTGACGATAATCCGGGATACTTTGGAGGATCACCTGCACTTGAATTAAAGGTTATATGCGTACCAGTTGGAAATTTATGAGGGGTTGGAGTAGTAAAAAGATCTGAAGAAACATCAAGTCCTGTATATGGGATGACAACAATCAATGAAAAAGATTTCTGTCCTGCACCAATAATTGCTGAGCTTCGTGTATCTGGAAGATTAAAAGTAGTTGATCCATTTCCTGCCCCATAAGACGTACCAATAGCTGCAAAAAGAACGGCGTACGTAGTTCTAGAAACAGCTGAACCATCACAAAGAAGAAAGCCGGCAGGAGCTGATGATCCACCGAATGCAAAAATAACACCAGCAGGCATAGATGGTGCAACACCTGTAATTGGACGAGCATCAAGCGAGATATATCCCTCTACGCTGTCATCTGATGCTTTTATTTTTGTAATAGAAGTTCGCAAATAAATTTCAGCAAGAACAAGTTTATCAGAAGGATACAAAGGAGCCACAGGAGATGCATTTTCTGTACCATTAATAATTTCTATCGTTCCATCTTGTTTAATAACAACAAGATCAATTCTTGGATTTGATGTAGGAGCTATAATTGTTGGAGAATTACCACCTGTGTATCTTACTTGTGCATTGTTTACGATTGCTACACCCGGAGTTATATGTACTGTCATATTCGGTGTATCTTGTGAAATCACATGCAAACCATATGCTGTCTCATTTAGTTTCTCCGCAGTTATTTCTTCACCTTTGATCCAAATTTTACTCATATAAAAATTTAAAATTAATTTATAATCATTTCACCATCAAGAGTCATTGCTTCAGTTGAGGCTACGGTTATATTCATGGCTACTCGATTGAACAGGGTTCCAGAATTCGACGTTGCTGAACCATTTATAAAAAGAGAAAATTCACGCCACGTTCCTGTCGCCTCTGTTGCCGCCCAGAAACTGGTAATACTGATTACATTCAAACTTTGAGAAATTGATGAGACAACTTTTCTGGTACTAGCTGATGGTATTTGTAATCCTGTATCACTATCCGATGGAGTATTAGTTCCAGTACCAAGTTCTTGATAATTAATAACAATCTGATCAATTAAAGAATATTGTCCTGCCAACGCAGCAGCCATCGCTGTTCGCGATATTGTGGGAACGATATTGTGAGTACGATACATACGAACATATCGTCCAATAATTTTTTTCCCTATAAATTCAGCAATACGATCTGGTATAAATATTGGAATATTACGAAGTAATATAATTTCTTTTTTATTTAAATTTGTTTTTTCTGTTATATAAAATCTATACCCTGCAGTTTTGATAGAAAAAATCCACTTGAAAAAAATTATCAATTTATTTTCACCACCATTCATTTTTATTATTTCTTTATATGTATTCATATATTTAGGTTGTTGCTATCATGTGATTTGTTTTTGGCATTCGTTTTTTATCATTCGCATCTGCCGGATACCATGGACCCGCTACCCATATCGGTAGAACATTCAAACCCCACGGGTTTATTCGCCATTCATTTTCGATTATTTTTGACTCCTCAGTATAGCCATACGCCTGAACAAGTACTTCATTTTCTTCTATTTCAAACTGTTCAGCGGGATTGGTAACAAGTAATTTTCCAAGCACATCAATGATTCCAACATTCTCAGATGCAAGAAGTTGCACTTCATATTGGAATGAACTAGGAGTACGCGCGCTCATAATTACACGAGTGATTTTAAATGTCTCATTAACAATTCCAAGAATAGATGAGTTTACGATAATACTCTGGCCACTTTTAAGTCCAGATTTTGTTGTTATTAAATAACCTTCATTTGCCCGTGAACCATATTTTTTTATTTCTGCTTTTGCTCTTTGGATAGCCTGATCTTCAGATTTAATAGTTGCATCTCGTATTACGTATTGATATTCACCATATGTTGCGATTGAACTCACATCTGAGCGAACGATTTTAATTGGATATACCTGATTTCCAGACCACTTTACATAATTACCAGCTGATGGTTTTGTTGTGTCAGGGAAGATAATAAATCCATTATTCGGATTATAAAGAACATCTTTGGTCGTAGGATCATCAATACCATCTTGTCCGATTGTAAGAGTGTTATAGTTAGCTCCACTATCTATTGATGTTTGAATAGTAAGACTTTGTAATCCGGGCTTTGCTACAAAAGTACGTTGCTGACCATCTGCTACATATGTATTAGTAAGAAGTGAACTTACCTTATCTCCCCCTCTTACAATTATTTTATTTCTTACTTGATTAATATTTCTACTTATCTTGAGTGACCCGAATATATAATTTCCAGAAGTATCATCAATATTAAATGGAGCCGAAGTTGAATGTTCTTTAAAGAAGTGAATATCTTTATCGTAGTCAACATACCAATCACAATCCCCTATCATCTCTGCAAGTTTTTGTATACATTTTGATGGTTGCTCATCATTAAAAACTATTTTTCTGATGACGTCGGTTGCTGCTACATTTAAAACTGTAAATCCAGTAAGATATAAAGTATTAATATCAGATATAATATCTCCTACCATCATGTTCGTATAAGTTTTATTTACAAGCTGACGATCCATGATTTGTTGATAATCTTTACATAGCACAGTGAAGTATTTAAGTACTCCTTTATTTTCTCCGCTTGTTTCTACAACAATTCCACCAAATATTTTTATCGTCCCATCAAACATTGTAATCTCATCACCAAGTACAGGACGATATGTTTTTGATCCATAGTTTTTGATCTTGAATTCCAAGCGGTCAGGTTCTTTGGTCAATACATCTTGTTTTTCAAGTGTCGGCCACTCAATATTTGATGTCTTATCTGTGTTGTTTACTTTAAGTAAAAGTGCCATATATTAATTTGATATTCTGTGAATTTCACGAAGACGACGAATAATCATGTCGCCAATTTGTACTGCGACTGTACGATCAAGAAATGTGCTATTACGCATATCTACCATTATGTTGCTACCACCAACTCCAGCACCATTTGGAATAATTGAACCTCCTATACTAGGAATAAATACTTCGGGACCCTGTTCGCCGACAATATAACTTCGACCAGATTCTACGGCGCCACCGCCCGCCTTTTTACCAGTAATTGCACTTACGGCAGAACTTACAGCTCCACTTATTCCACTTCCCGCTTTGCTTGCAAGACTAGCAATAGATGACAATGCTCTATTCACTGCAGAGATAACTTTATCTACCACACCACCTATGAAGTCCCATGCTTTTTTAATAACATCTTGTATCCCTTGCCATAAACTTATCCAGAAATTTTTAAATCCAGTCCATATCGCAACAAGCGTGTTATAAAACGAAAGCATTTTGTTAGACAAATAATCCACAGTAATAGTCCACACATTTTTTATTGCATCCCACACTCCCTTGAGAAATTTTGAGACAGTATCCCAGTGTGTATAAAGAAGAATTCCAAGAGCAATAATTGCCAAAATTACCCACGTCCATGGATTGAGAAGCAATGGTACAAGTGCTGCACCAAGTGATGCTATTCCACTCAAAACTGGCATTACAAACTGTACAGCCATTGCGGTTCCTGCAATCGCAAGCACACCAGCAATGACAAGCATTGCAGTCGATATTACTTGTGAAAGCCATGGATATCTTTCTATAAGTTGATTGACCCATGTCAGCGCTGTGCCAAGCCATTTAACAAGCGGAGTTCCTGCATTTTCCATAAAGTCACCAGTTGTTTCTTTCAATCTTGCCCATTGTATTGAGAATGGACTCATTGCTTTTTCACCCTCAGTAATTCGTCTTCCTAATTCTTCAAAGAGTGTCTGTAAGCTAACAAATTCAGGAGCTGCGATACCGAACTGCTCAAGAAGAAAACGGAGCGCTCGTTCGTTTCCTTCCGTTGCCCGGATCATCATGTTTGCAGCTTCTTGAGCGTTCAGCATTCCGATACGCTGACCTCGCAATAATATATTTCCGTATTCTTGCGCCTTATTCATATTGCCCACGCGCGGGAGAAGTTTCGATGCGACAAGCGTTGCGTATTCGTCACCGATACCAATCGCACGCTGTTGTGCTGCACCCCATTCTTTCAAGACACCAAAGTTTGCATCAACATCTTTGCCGTATCCAGCAAGAAAGAATCGAGCTTGTGCGAGCTGCTTGTTACTTTCTTCAGTTGCGTTGATAAGACTTGTCAGTCCTTTCGTTCCGGCATACGCAGATAAAAAACCTAGAGCACCTTGAAGTGCGGATCCGTAACTTTTGGTTTGTTTCTCGAGATTCTCTGTTTGTACACCAATATCTTTAAGTGTACGTGTCGCATCATCTCGAGCATTGACTACAATTTGAAGTTTTACATCTTGGGTTGCCATAATTATTATTTTGTTTTCCTCATGTCACGTTTTTGTTTTTCGTTATCGACCTTCATTTGAACTTTTACAATTTCTGCAAACCACCAAGGTTGATCTAAGAATTCTTGATATGTCCATCCAAATTTTTCACATAACATAACGATAAATAATTCGTTTGGAACATGACCTCTGCCTGTCTCAGCGAGTACGGAATAGTCGTACTCTACTTGGCTAAAAAATCGCTAGGGTCAAATGCATCTTTTGTTACTTCATTGATTGACTTGAGTACAACTCGATAATCTTCTTGGCGAAGATTCTCAACTTTCTCTGCTGCACCATCAGGACTTCCATCTATACTCACCACAACGAGGTGCAATGCTAACTCCTCAGCTTCAGGTACTGCGAGTGGATCAAAATCTACGACTTTTGTTTTGTCCCCTTCAGATGTTTGAAACTTTGAATGTTTCAAAAATACTGATTGTAATTGTCGAGCTTCTTTTCCTGTGAGATATGTATAAAATTCTACAATTCTTCCCGATGGAGTTGTTACTTTTTTTGTTTCTCTTTCCATAATTAATAACTTGATACTAGATTTGTAATAAGAGCAGTAATCATCTTCGAATCGCTCGTTGAATAATGAGCTTTAAAAGATACACTCTGTTTGACCATTTCATTAATCTGAATAGGTCGGGTTATCTCGGTGAATGTCACCTTTGCTAGATCGATACGAACGGTAGGATTTGCTGCGTTTCCGATCGTAGTGTCCGTATTCACTAGATCGAGGCGAATAGCTTTCGCGGTTCCAGCTAGTGTATTTGTTTTGAAGTCGCTTTCGTTTTGCCATAATGCTTCTAGTTTTCCTTCAATCGTGAATTGCTTATTTAGGAAATCGTTAGGAGTAATACTTCCAAGAACATCATCATCTTCAAGGTTTTTAGTAATCGTCAAAGTGAGTGACTTGAGTGCAATTGCTGATCCTACTCCAAGACCTGCAAGACTTGAAGCCACCTTGAATGTGAAATGCTTATGTGTGAATTTTCCTTCAGTGGTAAGTGAAGGAGTCAAGGTTGCAGTTGCTCCCTTTTTTGCACGAATGTTTGCGCTGTATCCAATATAGGATCCCAGTTCGTAGGTAATCTCAAGAGAATCAATAACTCCTAAGGCGTGCTTATAATCTTGTCCTGCGAGAGGATCATCAAGAAATAATGAAAGAGCTTGATGTTGAGCTCCTTGTTGCACTGAGAATATATGATCGTAAACAATGGATTCACCCGCATGAGCTCCAGATGATACACTTCCAAGCGCCGCAAGAAGTATCAATCCGAAGTGTTTATCACCAATCGGAGCCTTTAGACTTCCTTCTGCCCATTGTTTTGTGATTGTTGAGCCTATGGAATCTTCAATCACTCCATATGCCTGTTCTTCAAATATTTTATTATCTTTTTCTTCGATTCCAAGTTCAGAAAAAGGTATCCAATATGATGCTGAAGATTCAACAGTACCCCTTGTTGTTTCTTTTGCTATTCCAACTTGGAATAGTCTTCCGATTCCTTTTGTCATAGATTGTTTTCAGATTTTATGGTTGGTAATGGCTCGACCTTTTCTTTTGATTTCTCGTAGATCTCGTTGGCTTCTTCTTGGGAGTTTGCCTTTATCGTCTGCGGCTTATATTCAAGCCCACCCGGGAAGAAGTATTCTTGCGGAGATTCGAGCATTTTGTTTTTATCTTTTGTTTGCATAGTTCTTAGAATGTAAGTGTCTTATCCGCATGCGCTTTTAATGTGACCGTGAACACGATATAGGATTTATCCTGTGACGTAATTGCAGTCGGCTCACTATTTGACGGTTCCAATCCACCGACCGCAGTTCCGGCAAGTGTTGGATCATTATCAAATACATCAAGTATTTGATCTGATAAGTATTCGATGTCGTCAGTTGATTCAATGTTTTCTGTTTTCTGAACAATCGTAATCCCGAACGTGTAGGTGCGTAGATTAGATCGGTTAGTAGACATGTTTCCTTCAGAGCTTGGTGACACCAAAATGGCAGCAGGAAAAGAAGGAATATCTCGATCAAGTGATGGATTCTTTTTTAAATCATCCACGATTATGCACTTAAGAACACCACTCGTTACAAGTGCATCGAGTTTGTCTTTTATTTTTGCTTTTACAATTGTCCCTAGTGATGAAGACATAATTTATCTAGTGAGTTTTCCGATTTCTCGGAGAATAATATCTCCCGCTTGGTGAAAAATATTTTGTACGTCCTTCTGAGATTTTTCGACTATCTGTCTCATAAAAGGACGAGGTTTTGATGGACGTGAAAATTTTGCGAACACTCGTTCCCCACTCTGGTTTACCCATGACAAAACTTTCTTTTGTTTTGGGTAGACGTACCCTCTACCAAATTCAACGAATGGAGCATATCGTGCAGTTGGAAACCATCTTGCTTGTAATCTTCCTGATGTAAATCGAAAACTATGCAGAAGATTTCCTGTACGCCATGGGACCGGATCATCTTTTAAAGTATGCTTAGCAAATATCGCTTGTGTAGCATCCACGGCTCGCTGGAGTACTGGCTCCGCTATCCTTGGATACTGTTGAAACGCTTTTGTAAGCGCCTTTATATTTTTGATCTCTACATCTACGAGTGCCATAAACTAAGAGAGAGCAGGAATCCTGCGATATCGATTGATAGTCGCTTGATCATCCTTATTTAAGTCATCACGCCATGTGATCTGAGCACCGTCGAATCCTTCAGAGAGTTTACCTTCGGCTTCACGTCGCTTATACCACTTCACGACCATGCGTTCTGCAAGATCAGTTATATCGCTCGGAAGAGTATGTGATTCTTCATCATCATAATTTTCCCAATCAATAAGATATCCTGCGGTATAAGATACTTTCAAAAACTTTTCAAAGATTCCGTTAGTTTCAATAATTCCTGCTTCTTCATCTAGCTCCCATGAATTAGGATCATATATATTCCACACAGGATTTATTTTTGTCCCAGAACGATATTCAATTTTCACCACTTCACTAACAGGAGCGTGACGAAGTACGATTATTTTTTGTCCATAAGTGTGAATAGTGTGCGTTTCCTCGTATTCTGTTTCTATGAACCTTCGATTACATTCACCTTCAATAAAATCACTGACTGCATTAATCAGATTTGCAAACAGATCATCAAAATCATCTGATTCTATTCGAAGTCTGATGTTTCGTACTCGATCTATTGTTGTAAGTGCATATACTCGTGGTTCCATGGTATTTAGATGATTGATTCCCGGTCGCTCCCTCCCAACTTGAGAGGGAGAGCCGAGAATCAATCGCAAGATTAATTCACAGGCTCATTGTATGCGCGCGAAAGCGCGAACACAGCGGAGCACGGGATCGATGGAGAGGTACCGCCGACATCCAAGACCGCGCGGAGGTAACGCTTACGACTTCCAGTGTTGAGCCCTTCCAATCGGATGAGCTTTACATCGTTATCTGCCGTAACCGTTGCCGACGCTCCTGAGATCGCAGCCCATCCGGTTGATCCATCCGCCGATTCTTCGACGTTTATTGCGTAGGTTTCATCGCCGGTTGTAAGGTCAATATCGCCTGCAGAAACGGTCAGAACAGCTGACCCGAATCCCTTCGTGTCAACCGCAGAACCGTTTGCATCTGCAGTACGTACTTCAGGTACAAGCGAAACGAGAAATTTTACCGCGTCATAGACTGATTTCATACAGTGTTTTCTGGCTGAGTGCCGGTTTGAGTACTCTCCACATTTTCCTTTGAAGATTCATCATCTTCTTTGGATTCAGTTCCTTCACCGTCTTCCGGTTTATCGGCATTGACAGAATCATTGTTTGAATCTTTCGATTCATTAATGTCTGTGTCGTCAGTCGACTCATCAGCAGGTAATTTTTCCTGTTTATCAGCTTCTTCAGCTAACTCAAGGAATTCATCGCCGATATTCTCGGCTTCCTCTGGTGTCATTCGAATGACAGATCCTTTTTCAATGCGATCACCTTTGAAAGAGATCGGCTTCAGAACTGTATATGAGAATATTTCTTCACTCATAGTGATATACTCAAACGATTAGTTATTAAGAGGCGGCAGTCTTCACGACTACGAAGGCTGCGCCTAATGCGACCGTAAGTGCTACGCGCTTTTTAAGCACGAGAGCACGCTGATCTGCGAGTGCAATTTCTTTTCCACCGAAGGTTCCTGACTCATGTTGTGAGACAGTCATCTCTCCTTTATCACCGAATGCTAATGCCTTCATGTTTCCGAAGATAATATACTTGGTAGAAACTGCCGATGCTGAAATGCCCGGCAAGTGGCGAGTGGTGTACACAGGAAATCCCGCAAGTTCACCAGCAGGACGGATTCCTCCGCCAGTTGGATTGTTTGTGAGAATATTTGCCGATGCCGCACCTGCTTGTGGCAGGATAAAGTTTCCGGCTGTGTCTTTCTGTGTACGAAGTTTTGCCCACACTGTGCGGTTCATGTACCATGCAGAACCTTCAAGAACTGATTCTTCAAGATTTGCAATAGTATCAGCCGCATCCACCACGACATCGAATTCCGCAAAGGTATCGTGTCCGGTTGGAAGTGTGTACACAGTGACATTGCTGTGGTTAAGAACACCAATGAAAGGACTGCCGTTTCCAACGAATCCTTGTTTGTCCACCATGTTTGCTAATGCTTCACCACCTAAGGCAAGGAGCCAGTCGGCAAGTTGTACACCTGCATCAGCAAGCAAATCATTGCCCACTACGAATGCAAGTTGCCACTTCTTGGCGATGAGATTAGCTTGACCGAAGTTCACTCCAGTGATACCACCTACCGCATCAAAGCCGAGGAATTCACCTTCAAGAAAAGCTCCAGTGTAATTTGGAATTCCTTTCTCATCAGTTCCCATCGGCCACTTCTGCGCTTGGCTCATGATGAGACCTACAGACGCAGCAATGCGAAGGATTGCGCTTTCGACTTCCTTGGAGACCAAGTAACCACCACGAGAATCCTGTTCGCCGACCAGAGTTTCGTTTGCTTTGGTTTTTATTCCGGCAGCCGCTTTCACGACTTCCACGAACGAGGTTTTCTGATCTTCAGTCATCCCTGTACGATCATGACCAAAAAGAGAACGCTCAAGCTGAAGTTTTTCAACGATAGCTCTGGTTTCTTTGGCAACAAGCGGAGAGATGGCATCACCGAGTCGCTTCTCCATTACGTCATCTACGACGGTTTGGAGCTGACTCTTGATGGCTTCTAGTTGTTTTTCATCCATATGTTTGGATTAAAAGTTATGCTTTTTCGTTTATCTTACGAAGAGCATCACTAGTTATGTTGTTAATGACCCGGAGGAATTGACGCTCATGGTTCCATTCTTTGAAACCTTTTTTTGCATCATCCTCGGGATTCGACCTTTGTGAGGCATCACCTTCTTCAGGGGCGCCGGTGCCGTCCTCACCCCCAAGGTCAACTGCTTTGAGCAGTTCCTCCAAGGCGACGAGCGATCCTTTGATTCCCAAGATTGCCGTTTCTATATGTCCCCTACTTTTTGCTGATAAAATTCTGCCGTCTTTCATTCCCTTTTCTTCGGGCTTTGGTTTGCAGACAAAATTTCCGTTGCCGTCGTCTTCAAGAACACCGTCGGTTCCGTCTTCCAGCTGACAGACATCACCCGCTTGCTCTTTCACTTTTTCTTCAACGACCAAACCTTTTTGAATTAGTTCGGAGCTATCAAAGCTCGCTGTCTTCATGAGTGAGAGAGCCATCGGATTGGCAGGGACCGGAACGAATGAAAATTCCAACAGCTCGGCTTTTGTTACCATATTTCCTTCCATTTCCTTTGCAATAAATCCGACCGATGTTGTGCGAAGAATTTTTGCATCATACAAACGTCGTACCTGTTGAGCGAATGGGTTTGCAGATTCTGGAGCGAATCGTCCCTTTGCAACAAGTTTTCCGTCTTTGAGTTCAATTGAATCTGTGACACCGATTGGGAGCCCTGTGTAATTGTGACCCCACAAGACCACAGGATTATTTTTATAATGAGTCAGATCCCATCCTTCCTGATTTACAATTTCACCCTGACGATCTTTATCGGCAGTTGAAATAATTACTTCAAAGGTTCCCGAATCCTCTTTGGATTCTTTCATCTTTTCGAGAAATTCTTTTGTCTCAGGTGTTTCTAAATATGCAAATAATTTTTCGCTTATTTCTGTACTTATTTTATTGAGTGTGCTTTGTGTATCCATGTTTTTATAAAAATTAATTAATAAATTATTCGAGTGAGATGTCTTCAGGTCGCGTGTAGCATCGACAGCTCACGTGGAGTGGTGGACTCCCAACATCGTCATACGTTATTGGTAATTTCGAACCATCGGTTCCCGTAACTTCATCCCCCTTATTAAAAAATGATTCTTCAATATCGATAATTTTTCCATGCATGGAGTCGCACCAAGGGCAGACGCGATCGTCTGCTGCGGTGTACCACTTGATAGTTTTTACAACACCAGATTGTTTCCACGCTTCCTTTGTTGAATCGTTGGCAATACGGAATGTTTCAGTTGTTGCTACCTGACGCGCACGCACCTCATCACTATAGTCGTATACTGAGTTGAGCTTTTCAGTTAGTTCATCAAGTGTCCATCCTTCAGTTTGTCCTTGCTCGAGAAAATCTTTCAGTAGTTGCATAGTTGTGTCGTTGTAACTTTCGGACATAAGTTCCACTGAGTGATCAAGAGCTCTTTTTGCTTCAGGGGTCATTCGGAAATTATCTACACCTAGAAGTGATGCAGCTTCCTTTCCTTCTTTTTCGTACAGATCACTCAAGATAGGACTTGATAGATCAATTAATATACTCATCCACTCTTGCTTGTTATAAATATCTGATTCAGCAATTGCTTTTTGCCCTTTGAATTTATCAAGATTTTTTAAGACCTCAGCTTTTTGATCAGCATTGAATTGTTTGATCACTTCGTGCATTCGCTTTTCATATGGGCTTATACGCGTTGCGAATGCTTTATAAATTGGTTCATAGTCAGCATCAGACAATTCTTTTATACCTTTGCATTTTGTTTCCTTGAGTTCAGATACTGCTTTGTTTTGCTTATCAAGTGATTCAGTCAATTTTTTTGCAATTTCTTCAGAGATACTCTTTCTCGCTTTGTGATTTTTTGCGAATCGTATTGATGGTTTTTTTTCAATTCCTTTTTTACTCATTCTCTTTACTTCTTTTGGCTTTGGTTTACCAAGCGGTATTTTTGAAAAATCTGTCATGACACTGTCACCTTTATCTACACCATCTAATCCGAAGTATTCTTCTCGAGCTTCATTTATACTTATCACTGGTTGCAAACCGACTGCCGCTTTCATTTCTTCTATTCGTTGAGTGCGATCTTCAGGGACCGGATCAGTAAAGTCTAGATATAAATTATCGCCATATCGAGGTACAAGAAATTCATTGAGCTGTTGTACTATAAGTTCTAGTTTCGGTTTTAATGTTCGAGCTGCAAAAACATAATTAGATGTTTCCGCAGTCGCACGATTTGTTTCTGATTCTGAACTACCAAGAATTGTTTTAGGTACACGAAATCCACTTAGTATCTTGTCTCGCATAACACTTTGCATATTTGCGAAGTCCATATCTTTTGGAGTACTACTTGCCTCATCGTACTTTACGCCCTTTGGAAGGACAGCTACTCGGTATGCATTACCTGCACCTTTGTATAAATTTTCAAATGATGCACGGAGTACTTTCATTTGTGCATCAGTAATCGCATTTTCTGAAGATAGTAAGCCTCCAAGACGAGCGCCGTTCTTGAAGTAGTTCATGTTTACCTCGTTTGCGAAGTTGTCTGTTTGGATCCAATCAATAATAGCTTGCACTGTTCCGATACCTTGATATTGATCGTTTGGATCAGGATATTTAAAGTGAAGTATTTGATAAGGTTTGAATTCTTGTGTCTCACCGTTCACTGAGTATTTATATCCTTTCAAAAATTCTGGAAGTTTTGCAGGAATTGGATTTGTATATCGAGGACTTAATAGAAATATTGCAGTCGGTTTGTCTGTCTCACTTTTCACTCCATCAAGTAACCAGTATGAATTTCCTGCGAGTTCTAAATGTGATGATGTTAGATATTTTAAATCGTAACCAGTTTGAAATGGATTTACTCCATCTAGTAAATCAAGAAGTTCATGATCGAATATTTCTTCGTGAGTTCCATCTTTCGTAACTTGAAAGAGTCTGAATTTTTGTTTTGCAACTTCTTCAGCAATTGCACGCACACAACCGTAAACCCATCCATTATATAAATCCATCACTTTTTCTACGGATGCTTTTCTAGACTTTGACCATATTAAAAATGGATCAGCATCTGCAATTCCTGAAGCAAGCGATAATGATATCGCTTTGCGTGTAAGACCTATTATGTTTAATGCTTTATCAAATATATTCATAAAAATAAAAAAGAGGGCTTGCAACACGAGTCAATCTCTTTCGAGACGAATTCGTGTCACAAGTCCTCTTGGGTATCAAGTCAGACTAAGTTCTCTAAATTATCAAATTACCTACTAATTGTAGCGCGCAAGGAATTCAGAGCGCAAGGCCTAGCTAAAGTGGAAAAGCAATGAAGTCATCTGAGCTGTCAGTTTTTCTTTTAATTGTATATTCAACAAGAATAACTTTATTGTCTTGTATTTTAAGGATAATTTCACCCATCTTTATCTGTTTCGCCAAGCGTATAATTTCTACCCATTCAGGTGGAATTGATTTTATTATTTGTGGTTGCTGATTCATATAAGTCCTACTACTTCAGGATTTTGCATTCCTTGTTGCACCAATCCAAGGACGAGATACACGAATGCATCGACTGAGTCATCGTGTTCTTCTACTCCGAATCCAAGAAGTTGAATCAATAAATCTTCACATCCTTTTCTTGGAAACACAATCGTGCCATTTTGAATATATACAGCGATTGCTCGAAGTCTTGCTCTTTTATCTGTTCCAGCTCTCATGGCCACTACCGGCAATAACGCACGCTCCATTTCTTCAATTGCAGCGCGTTGATACTGCACATCTTCAACAAAAAATATTCCGAATGGATTTGTGATTGCCATTGCTTTGGTTGTCTCAATAGTTTCGTGGAATGAAAGTCGTGCGTTGATTGGATTCGGTTTAATATATATTTTAGGTATACCATCTTTTACAAAAGATGTACCTGATACCATTGAGGTGTAATCTGCCGTTTCCTTTTTTGAAATTGCAAGATCTATTCCAGTTCCATGCAACCCTCCTTCAAATTCAGGAGGAATTTTATCGTAATATTTTATCCATTCTTCATGCACATCAGCACCTTCTTCGGGAACAACTTTCAAAAGATATTCTCGTTGATATGCATTGAGTCCCACTTTGTCTCTCTGAGCATCAAGTGCTTTCTGATCGGGATATTTTCCTAGCCATGTAATCTTGCCATCTTTAACAAGTGGATAGTTTAGTTGTTTGAATGTTTTATCACGCTTTAATCGTGCCATCAATGCATCGGTATGTAGTTGGTTTCCAATCACAATAAGACGACCGTTTGTTTCATCTATGGCAGGAATTACTTCACCCCTCAACCATCTTTCTGTTTTATCTCGGTTCTCTTTAGTGCGCACCCATTCTAAATCTTCAGGATCATCTACCACTACCAACTTCGGACGGAATTGTTTGTGTCGGAGTCCACGTACTTTTTGCCCTCGAGATCGAGCAAGAATACGCACACCGTTTGAGAGAAGCATATTTTTTGCTTGCCATTCTTCTTCGCTTTCAAGAGTCCAGTCTGCAACAAAGTTTCCTTTTATTTCACCATAGTCTTGTTTGATGAGTGGATTATTTTCTAGTTCTTCTTTTATGTTTGCAATATTTAGACTTGCTTGAGTTCCTGTGTCTGCAATTGGAATAATAAAATTGTAAAAGTCGGGATATTCAAGTGCTGCCCACAAAGGTAGTGCAAGCGAACCGAATGTGCTTTTTGCACTTCCACGAAATCCGATAATCTCTACCATTTTTTCATTATGATCACCGAGGGTTGTAAGAAGTTCAGGATGGAATGATGCGGGTTCACGATCAAGATAATGGGAAAGATACACGAGACAAAATCCTGTGAATGTTTTTGCAAGCGACCTACGAGTGGAGTGTTCATCAAAGAATTCACTTTTCCACCACTCTGGTTTTGCTTGGCTCAATTGTGATGGTTGTTGGTTCATTGGGTAGTATTTCTTTTGGAACTATGCCCCAGTTCACGAATGCCTTGAGCATTACCGCTTTTAGTTCCGGCGGTAGAGGTCTATTACGCTGTTCTACTTCAAGAGTTCCTAGATGTCGCTCAAACAATCCTGCATCAAGCTCTGAATTAAAGAGAGTTACATCAAGTCTTATAATTGAATTGATTGCATTTATCTGTTCTCGAATACTTGGAGGATTGAATCCTTCTTTTTTCATTTCATCGTTGTAATAAACAATCCTCATGAGGCGCTCAAGCATAAGACGATATCTTTCTTTCATCTCTGTCATTCGTTCACTTACTTTAGTGCGATCAGTTTGCTCTATAGTCGCACGATGCACTTTTTGTTTAAGTTTTTGAATATATCTCCAATCAAGAATGGTTCCATTGGCACTTCGATATCCTTTTTCGAATAGCGTATCTTGAAGTTTTGTAATCGAAATAAGCGGGTCAACCACTAAGATGTCCCGAATTGCTCTTTTTATTTTTTCTTCTTGGAGTGGTGATTTTTTCATACCGGCTTATTCGTGGTTATTTTGAAACAGACTTTATTTTTCAAGGAATAATCTGCGTATGATTTCTCGCACAACGTTGACCGTTACAGCATTTCCAAGGCACTTATAACGTGCAGTGTCGCTTATTCCTGCCGTCCAACCATCAGGAAATCCTTGAAGTCTTTCGCACTCTACTGGTGTTAGTCTGCGAATTTTTATGCCGTCAAATACGCCATGTTTATCTTGTGCGGTCAGAGTGAAGCACGGTTCGTTATTCCCCTTTACTCGCCTACCATTTTGCCTTTTGTTAATACGATCGGGAGTCAGCACGGGAATCGCGTACAGCCCTGTTTTAGCCCCAACACCGCCCGCCTGACTGGCTAATGTTGTCGATAATCCTTTGGGATCATAGACACGATAACCTTGGGACCCGCCTGCTAACTGAACTAAATCCCACGCATGTTTTTTTGTTAGGCTTCCACGTCCGCCAGTTCTGATTGTATTTGAGAGATTAGTTTCCTTGTTAGTTTCGGTGACAGGAAATATTTTTGCTCTGCGTTTTTCTCTAAGATGTCCGACAATGAACACTCTTTCTCGGTTTTGTGGTACCCCGAAGTTTTTACTGTTAAGCACCTGCCATTCAACGTCATACCCCAACTCATAAAGGGTTGAAAGGATGACAGCAAATGTTTTTCCTTTGTTGTGAGATAGAAGCCCTTTGACGTTCTCAAGAAGTAGAAAGCGTGGCCTCCTTTGTTTAATGATCCGAGCAATTTCAAAGAAGAGCGTACCTCGTGTATCTTTGAATCCGAGACGCTTTCCGGCGATCGAAAATGATTGGCAAGGAAAGCCTCCGACAAGGAGATCAAAGTCTGGTAATGTTTTTGGTTTGATTTTTCTAATGTCGCCATAATTTTTTTGTTCAGGAAAATGTTTTTGATAAATGTTAATTGCTGATTTTTCAATTTCGGAATACCCAACACAAGAGGCACTTGTCCTCCGCCCATTCCCATTGCGGATGTTAGACATGGGCATACGTCTTGCATGATTGCCGCATTTTTTTGCTGACTTCCGATTGCTATTGTTTTCATATGCCTGTTGTATTCCGAGTTCGAATCCACCAATACCTGTGAAGAGACTAAAGTATTTCATGGTTTGCTCGATTCATTCGTTTCCATCTGTCACGAATCACGTCACAAAATTTAGGATCGAGTTCAATCATAAATGCACGCCGTCCGACTTTTTCGGCTGCAGTCATTGTGCTACCAGATCCTGCAAATGGATCAAGCACAATGTCATTTCTTTTAGTTGAATTTCTTAATGCTCGCATACAGAGCCAGTCAGGTTTTTCTGTTGGATGTAAATAGCGAGCTGTTGCTTTACGTGGCATTTCCCATACGTCATATTCGCCATCGCCATAAAAGACATGCGTGCCGACCTTCCATCCGTAGATAATGCTTTCAGCAGTTTTTGGATCAGGTTTTTTTGCTTTGGCAATCCATTCATGTTTGTAGCGATAGTCATTCCATCCCATGCTTGGAATATTCTTTACCCAGATAATCACTCCCGAATGTCTGAATCCATTCATAAGCATGCTCTGCAAAAATTGCGGATATGAACTCCAACCAGAGCAAATATATAGGGACCCTCCTTCCTTGATATGAGTAATCATTCCGGCAAATGCACCATCAATAAATGTTTTAAATTCTTCAGGAGTCATGTTGTCATTTTTAATTTTCTCGAGTTCCTCATTTTTGAGTTTTTCCCCGCGTGAGTGATAGTCCACATTGTATGGAGGATCAGTGAATATCATGTCGGCTTTTTCTTTTCCTAGAAGTGCTTTGTATACTTCAGGATCAGTTGAGTCACCACAAATGAGGCGGTGTTGACCTAGTTCGTATATTTCACCAACTTTCGAGCGTGGCTCTTTTGTATCATCAATCAGTTCTTCTTCGTCGTCGTTATCATCGAGTGTCTGATCAAGAATGCGACTTATTTCATCCTCTCTAAATCCTGAGGCAGGAATATGTGGATCTTCTTTTAATGCAATAATAATTTCTGCTAGTTTTATTTCATCCCATTTTCCTTTTATTTTATTGAGTGCGAGGTTGAGAAGTTTTTCATCTTCGGCCGATAAATCAACAAATGATACTGGGACCAAGTAGATACCTTTTTCTTTTGATTCTTCTATACCTTTTGGAATTACTCCACTTGCGATTATCGATTCAAGAGCGCTCAAGCGTTGATGTCCTCCAATAAGCACGCCATATCTATCTTTGTTACTATTTACTACAATTGGTTCGACAAAGCCGAATGTTTTTATACTTGTTTTTAATGCTTCCATTTCAGAATCAGGCATGATTCTAGGATTATAGTCGGCACGTTTCAGCTCGTTTATTTTAATCGTTGATTGCATAATGTAAGTCGTCATAGACGAAGTTTTGAGCAAATTCGACCCTTTGTTTCAGTCCCTTTATTTTTTCTTTATCTTTTTTTATGCTTTCATTTATCAGACTGATTGTCTCATCACAGCTGACAATAAATTCTTCAGCTTTGGCTATCTTTGAATTTAATTCCTTACTTTTTAGACGAGTGACCTTTGTAGTGTCCTTAGGATCAATAGTTGCTAGTTCTACTTTAAGCTCATCAAGCTCTTTGAATTTTTCATCCTGAAGTTTTTTAACTGAAGGTATTTTTGATTCATCAAATTCAATGTTTACAGCTTTTCTCCATATCTGCTCGTTAAGTTCATTGATGAATCTTTCTTGGTATTGTTTTGTGTCCATATTAAATATCTAGGGTTATATCAATTTCGACGCGACCTTTTCCGTCTGGTGAATAATTAGATTCAAAGCTCCCATCAAGAAATTTGTCATTTTTGAAAAGAGCATCTGCTAGTCCTTTGAAGATATTGTCGGGATCACCGTGGATACCATTCATCCAAAAAATGCGAACATCCATGCGAGCTTTTGATGCAAAACTTGTTTTGAATGGTTGCAAGTCTGTTAGAAGCGTATTTCCGGCACGCATTAAGTAAGCGGGATACTCCCCATAAAATGAACGCCTGACGTAACTTTTCCAAGCGTTATATCTTTTTGCTTCAGGAAGCCAGAGAGCCCGTTTGACGACTCGAGTGTACGGGATTGGATTGCCGTGCCAGTCGTCTTGATTTCCTTTAACTACGAACGATAGTTTTTTTATCATAAGATTTTAATTAATTGTAAATTTTAAAAATTGCTTTTTTAATTCTTCAATTTTTCGAAGGAGCTCATTGCTCTGCTCATTTGGTTTTTGTAAAAACCTTTGAGAAAGTGAATCTAGTTCTTTCCAGAAAGTTGCGCGATTCTGCATTTTATCGATGAGTGAATTGAAAACTGTTGAAGATAAAAAAGTGCTAATACTAGGCGAGAGTCCTCTAAACTGTTGCGATCCGAGAAAATAAAGTATTAATTTTTCGAAGTCTTCTTGATTGAGAATTTTTAAATCAAGAGCACGTTTTAGATTTTTTGCATCTGCCTTGGTGATGATGATTGATACCCCCCGTGACTGTCTTGCGATCGTATGAAAATAGCCGACTAATTGTGCATGTACACTTCTTTCTTTTTTGGATGCAGTCTCTGACTGCGATATACTTTCTTTCTCTTTGTTTCCTAGGTTTTGTGTGTTCACTTGCTGAACTGCTTTCGGTCTAGTAGCTGAACTACTTTTGGTATGGCCAGTAGACTGGTTCAGTAGCTGAACTACTTTTTCCAGATCAATTTGAAGATTGATCTGATAGTAATTCCCTTTGCTTGTTTGCTGAATTACTATCAACCCTGCGGTACTTAGACTTTTAAGACCTTTTGCTACGGATGCGCGTGCTAATCCTGCACCGTAATCAAGAATCTTTCCGTCTTTCGTTTTTATTCCGTCAATGAATTGAGAAAAACTAATGCGATCAGTTTCTTTATGAAACCCGAATGTCCTTCGGCAAATATAAAGAAGGCACCGTCCCTCAGCTTCAGGAATTCGAGGGACAATCAAATCGAGAACGATGTTCGGGATCTGAGTGCTGTTTGGTATTAGGTTGTGTAATTTTATTTCATCCATACATATGGTTTTGAGAAGAGAGAAGCACCGATAGCCCTATCGATGTTTCTCTGCTTTTATTATTTGTAAGACCGCGTGCCACAGACTTACCGGGGATTAGCCCCCGATCTCAGCCCTCGCGCCACTGCGACAAAGGCTGAGTCAGTGGCGAATCTCCTTTTAAGGATTATTTGCCACTTTTCTTAGGTTTGTCGGCTTTCTTATCTTCTTTCGAATCACGTAAGTCCTTATCGAATTTCTCTTGCGGTGTAGGTTCAGCAGGTAGTTCCCCTTTGGCTTCAGCAATTTTTTGCTTTCCAAATTCAACTACTCTTGCGAATCCGTCCTCAAGCACTTCGGGATGCATCGCCTCAATTGCTGACCAACTTCGAGTTCCGAATGCGAACTCAAGTGCATCAGTTTTGTTTTTCTTTTCTGCTGCACTACTACTTGGCCAAACTGAGACAAGATATCCTTCAATTTCTTCGAGCCATCGCTTTTTAGCTCTGACCCATTCACGTTTATCTTCTTCAGTCTTGATCAATTCACCGGCATCTTGCTCAGCATGATTAAATCGTGCCGCTATTGGATCCTTGATCACCGCTTCAATTGCGGGAGCAAAATCTTCATAGGTAGGATTTTTAAATACCGCACCGTCGAGAAGATTACCTCGTCCTTTGAGAACTACAGACTGTCGCCAGACTTCACGTTTCTTTCTCTGAATAAGTTCGTGACGTTCCATAAGTACTAAGACATCGAATTCATATGCAGCATTCTTTTCTGCTTGCATTTTTACTCCGGTCTTTGTGAACTCTTTTCGTCCATCCTCATCTATATCCTGCTCCATGCGATCTGACACACGGCCAGTTGCAAGAATGTGCAAGGGCGATTGCACGAGTGGAATTGAGAAGTATTTATTCCATTCGCTTTTAATCGACATCCAATCCTGAATTTGGAAAGTTGTACGATTTAGCTTTCGCTTGTATGCCTCTTGGAAGTCCATCCAGATGTGAGTGATACTATCGATCACCATAATGTCGGAGTATCCATCTGAGCAGAGCTTCATTGCTTTTACCAAGTCGGCCAGCGAGTGTGTCTCGCGCACCATCGCTTCAATCCCATGTTCTTTGAAAAGTGGGACCAAGAACTTTGATGCTTTCTCGGTATCAATAAGCACAATCGGCTTCTTGCTGTTGATCTTCTTGTGAAGACCTATCGCTACTAATGCGGCAGTCCAACTTTTACCAGTTCCCGGTTCCCCTTCAAATGCCGCTTTGAAGTAAGGTTTTGTGTTCCCGATTGCAGTGAAGAATGATTCTTCAACTGTAGGGGAACTGCTTCGTTCTTGTGTTTGCATAATTTTGCTTGACTTGACGAAGGGGTCTTTGATACAATGTATCTGTTAATGAGAGGCCACCTTCGGGAGGTCTTTTATTTTTTCTCGAATAATTTCTTTCTTCTTTTTTCAAGCGGTTCGACTAACTGCTCGATAGTTTCTTTGATCAAGCCATCGTGTATTTGATTGAAGGCTTCATCAATTTGCTTTTGGTTCTGTGAATCAACGGTTGTTAATTTTCCCATCAATTCGCCAGTCCATTCTGCGATTGCATCTAAGGTTTCAGGGACGATTCTTTCATCCACTATGCTCGTCGCTCTGTCCCTCAGAATTCTCTTGATTTCTTGTTTCGTCGTCATAGACAATACTTCTTACTTCTTTGAGTCTCTTTTTGCGATCAAGACTAAGCTTGATATTTTTTCGCAATCGAATCTCATTTTTCTGATAATCGATATCGACTTGATCGCCAATTTGTAGCCGATATTTTTCTGTGAGCCATCTACCTTCTAGGATTAATGCGGGTATACCGTATCTTCGATAAGTGACAGCTCTAGTTTGTTTGAGTGATTTCATAATGTTTTGCTTCTCGGAAAAGCAATTACGTTATCGATCAATCTCAAGAGTTCCGGCTGGGAGATAAAGTTTGAAAAACTTTTTAATATTTTCGCGATCTCCTTTTCCGCCGACATGCCATTCTCTTATTTCTCTGAATGGTGTTTTGTCTTTGTAGTCGTATATAGTGATGACTGTTTTTCCATCAACTGATTTGAACATCCATTCAAATCTCACCTTATTATCGAGTGGTGCCTTCCATTCTGATTCTTTTGAATCAGGAATTTGGTTGTGTGGCATACCGAATCTTTCGAGCAAGTTTTTTGATGTTGTATGTACCATCCCAACTCGACCAGTTCCGACAATCTCTTTAGGCTTTGCGATTGTGAATTCTAATTCCATAACTTTTTTTACTTTTGTTATTAAAGTTCGACCTTTATTACTACCAATAAAAAATGGCAGTCATGAGCAAATAATCGGGTGTTGATTACTTGCTCGTGACCGCCACGAAATATTTAGGATATGTAAAATAAAAAACACACCCTTTCGAGTGTGTTTTCTGGTGAGACTATTTATTTATTATAAAAAATTTGCGACATTTTCATTTCCGTCACGCGCTTTTGCGACTTGACAGAACCAAAGGCTTATTGTGCGACACTATACTACCTTTTAAATACAGCTATAAATAGCAATCAACCTCCCCCAATTAGTAAATTTTGATTATTCTGTAGTTATCTCAAGCACACAAGAATTATATAATTTGATTTGTTCGTTATAAATATTTATTTTTTCTTTCATTTCATTAATTAAATTATTATAAATATTTACTAAATTATTATAAATGTCGATTTGTTCATTTTGAGTCTTCCCTTCATATATCACTCCTTTTTCGATCATTTCTCGACGAAGGATTAAATCATTCTCTTTTGCCCTCAATTCACTTTGTTTAATATCAATTACTCCATTTAGTAATTCATCTGCCGATAAGCAAGCACTACTTGGTACCCCAAAATGCTGAACCGACATCCAAATATCCCTGCCTTCAAATTTAGCTTTCTTCACAGCAACACCGATCTCAGTATAACGATTGTTTAGAATATTTGCTCGGTGACCTGGACTTGCCATCCATGCATCAACAAGGGCTAAATCATCTTTGAAGTTACCCATAGCTAAATTCTCTCCGACTAATATATATTCATAACCCGCATCTTTCACTAAATCACCTACACCAAGACCATTTGGTGAGGCGTGTTCAAAATATTGATTGTTAAACATGTCATCTAATTTCTTTTCGGCAGATAAATTTAATTTTTGATTTTCTGTTAATTTTGAAAGTTTGTTTTCTTCTCTATATTTATTACTAAAATTAATAATTTCATCTTTTGATAAAATAACGTAATCTTTAATATTTATGAGATTTTCTACAACACGCAAGGCTCCTGGGGTATCCTCATTATTCAGCAATTTAGTTTTTTCTCTTTGAATTAAATTAATTATTGGATCTCCGCCCTTTTTATTGATTACTGACAAAACTTTCTGAGCAGAAGAAAAAATATCGTCTTTCGCAATATAAAAAGATAACAACAAAAATATTAGTATAAAAATTTGATAATATTTTCTCATAAATTTATTTGCACGTTGATGATAATTGATAGCCTGATTTCTCAGCTTCTTCGCTTGTACTAAACCAAACTTCATTTTCAGGTTTAATGCGTTTAGCTCCACTACAGCCTAAACTATAATACATTTTACCATTTTTTGAGGCGACATACTTCTTCTCTCTTTGCCCTTCCGATTGGATTGAAATTTCAGCTAGGTCATTTTTGGAGTTTTCAAGTAAGGACTGATTATTCCTTAATTGACTTATATTATCAGCTCCGACAACCCTATTATTGACCGATAATCGTCCTAAACCAAAAGAACTAATCCCCACCCCTACTATTATACAAATATACAATATTGTAGTATTGTCAATACCAAATTTGGACTTGATTTTATCGAATATATTATGTATACTCATATAGTTCAATTATAAATTATTTTAATTCAGTTTACTAGAACCTAAAAACTAGAAACTAGAAACTAACTTTATGGCACATAGGAAAGCCGGGGGTTCGGCCAAAAACTTAACAGATTCAAATCCAAAGTATTTAGGTACTAAACTTTATGCTGGCGAAAAAGCAAAATCTGGATCAATAATAATTCGTCAACGTGGAACTAAAATTCTTCCAGGAACAAATGTTGGACTTGGTAAAGATCATACTCTTTTCGCTCTAAAAGAAGGTACTGTCAAATACGGAACAAAGAGAAAAATAAATTTCAATCGCACTTCTTCCGTCAAGAAAATCGTACACGTTATATAAATAATTTTCAATTAATAATTACTAATTGAAAATCAAAATACAAAAAATGATTTGGCTAGCCAAATCATTTTTTGTATTTTAGAGCTAATTAACAAATAGTGTTGGTACCGTTTCCAAAAGAGCAAGGAAATTCCTTGCTCTTTTCTGTATTTTGGGCACAATTACTAGATATGTTAAGTA